TAGTCGATCTGGGTGTAACGGCGCAAGAAATATTGGCATGGGAAAACAGCGGCAGAGACATCACCACCCCTGAAGGCAGGGCTGTGAAGTTTGCGCTGCAGAAGTTTGTTGAGAGTTCAATCCTTAGACCTAACGCAGCTGAACGGCCTAGCTGGGCTTCTGATCCCCGCTGGGCGTTGGTCTGGCAGCTGAAGTCTTATTTCTATGCTTTCTACACGAAGATCATTGGCGGCATAAAACGCGAAGCGGCTACTCGTCTTGAAGAAGGCGAGGGCGGTGCAAGGATTGCTGGTGCCACTGCAATGTTGGCGTTGTCAGCTGTTGCTCTACTGCCATTAGCGATGGCTGGTCTGGAGTTGCGTGAGTACACCAAGACGGCAGGCGCATTTGTTTTGAGTTTCGGGCAGAGCGACAAAAATTACTTTAGATCCGACTCTATGGAGTGGGGTAGCTATTTGAACGAGGTCGTAGACCGTGCCGGTATCTACGGGCCTCTTTCGATTTGGTCAATGGCATATAAGACAGGACAGTGGAATGGCCCGACTGCCGGTCTTGCAACACTCTTTGGGCCAACCGCTGAATCAGTTGAAGCTGCGTTGCGAGGCGATGCAGACCGTCTGCTGCCCGTAGCCGCAGTTCTTTAGGAGTATCGATGAGTATCGTCGCACAGCTAGTCGGCCCTGTTACTGGGCTACTTGATAAGTTCATTGAGGATAAGGATCAGAAGGCGCTCCTCAGTCACGAAATCGCAACGCTTGCTGAGAAACAAGCTGCGGCTAATGCACTTGCTCAGATCGAAGTGAACAAAATCGAAGCTAAGGGCAACTGGTTTCAAAGCTCGTGGAGGCCCTTGGTCGGCTGGGTCTGTGCAATCGCCTTCGCATGGCACTTCGTTATTCAAAGCCTGCTTGTCTTCGTTCTCACTTACGCGGGTGCAGAGGTTCCTGATCTGCCTGAGTTCGATATGTCTGCGCTCCTGACAGTACTAGGCGGACTTTTGGGTTTGGGTTCGCTACGCACGTTTGAAAAGACTAAGGGTTTGAATAAGTAAATGGTGACGTTCATGGGGCCACTTGTAGAAACATTAAAACGGCATGAGGGCGTTAAAGCCTTCGCCTACCAGTGTAGTGCCGATAAGACCACGATTGGCGTAGGCAGATGCGTTGACGAGGACGGCGGTATTGGTCTTTCCGATGATGAGATCGAATACCTGTTGCTGAACGACATAGAACGCTGCGATGCGGAGTTAAGGGCGGCTTATGACTGGTATGGATCTCTGGGTAAACCTCGCCGGGACGCGATGATCAACCTGTGTTTTAACCTTGGTCTGACTAGGCTACGCGGGTTTGTTAAAGCCTTAGAAGCTATGTCACGGCAGCAATACGATGTAGCAGCTGATGAGTTTATGGATAGCAGATGGGCGAATCAGGTAGGTGATCGTGCGGTGGAAGTCACTGAATTAATACGCACAGGCGATTATCAATGAATTTTTGCTTGCGTTTAGGAATCGTACAAGTGGTACTATTCTGTACCAGAGGATTAAGTCATGGCTTACTCAACAACTCTTAATTATGTGGTGGGCGACATGCTCCCCGCGTTAGACCTGACGCTCCGGGATAAGAACACAGCGGCGGCTGGAGCTACGCTCGACCCTGAAAATAGCGCAACGTGGGCACCGATCAACATTACAGGCGCAACTGTTCGTTTGCGGCTGCGCGAGTTAGGTAGCACCACCGTTGTTGATACTCGCACGTTTTCAATAACTAGCGGTTCTGCTGGCACTTGTACCACTAACTTTGCCACCACTACATTTGCTGCAGCTGGGACGTATGAAGGCGAGATCGAGATCACGTTTCAGGACAATTCCATTCAGACGGTATATGACCTTGTTAAGTTCAAAGTCAGAGAAGACTTCGACTAATGGGCGGTAATGCGGTCATTACTACGACAGATGTCCGTTCCGATTTATCGGTAACGGATGTTCAGTCTGTTGTGGCTGCAACACTGTTGGCAGCAGAGCTAACGCTTGACCCCGATACGCTAAACAAATGGATATACGATCAATTTAGTTTTGCTGATTCGCCAGCCTTTGGTGTTGGCAAGAACCCAGCGGATACACTCACACTGAGCGATGCGATTTCGCAGATTGGTTTCGCTACGGCCAAATCAGATGCAGTTACCGTTACTGAAAGCATAAGCATTCTCTTGGAGATACTTCGGGCGTTTAGCGACTCTTTCAGTTTCGTAGATACGCCTGTGAAAGCAGTCTCAACAGCGCCGACCGACCAGTATCAACTGACAGAAGCAGATGCGAAGGGTGTTGCGCTTGGCAAGTCCGATAGCTACGGATTTAACGATAACCGTGTCTCGGAAGTTGGTAAGAACCTTACCGATAGCCAAGCAATGTCGGATGTCTTCGCTCGGACGGTTGTATACGCCCGAAACTTTTCAGACGCTTTTTCTCTTGATGACGCAGCAACCATTAATGCGTTTATTAAAGATACATCTAACGCTAAGACTAACGTCTTCGGCTTTGCAGATGCTCAAGCATTCGGCTTCGATAAATCAGCATCAGATTCTTTATCCCTTTCTGAAGCCATCGACTCCTTTGTTGTCGGGAAGGGCGCAACGGACACAGTAAGCGTGACTGAGAACTTCAGCTTCGCACTGTTTAGTAACGCGGCAATGAACGCCGCAACTCTTAACGCATCACCATTCAATCAATAGGAAGCAAAACTATGGATTTTAATTCACCACTCGCGATGAAGGGTCGATTGACCATCGCAATAAACGACGAAGTCGTTCAAGAAGTCGACAACTTGGTTGTCACCACAGGCAAAGGCTATGTGGCAAGTCGCATGAAGGATGCAAGCGCTACCGCAATGAGTCACATGGCTATTGGTACAGGTAGTTCTGCCGCTGCTGCGGGAGATACCGCACTTGGCAGTGAGTCTGCGAGGGTTGCGCTCACTTCAACAACGGTTTCAGGAGCAGACGTAGTGTATGTCGCAACCTTTGGAGCAGGCGTAGGTACAGCCACTTTGACAGAGGCAGCAATTTTAAACGCAAGCTCAAGCGGAACGATGTTGTGCCGCACGGTTTACGGAACCATTACCAAGGGCGCGTCAGATTCCATGACGATCACCTGGACTGTAACTGCTAGCTAACGCGAGCCTTCTGACAGGAACTATCGATGACAGTTAAGTTCACTAACAATGCCAGTACGACTGTTGCTACAGGTATTAATACGTCAGCCACGTCTCTGACGGTTGCGTCTGCTTCTGCGTTCCCGCAGTTGGCGGGTGCTGACGATTATTGCTATCTGACGATTCAGCAAGCGACTGGAACTGGTCGTGAGGTTGTGAAAGCAACAGCGCTGTCTACGAATACGTTCACGATCACTCGCGCTCAAGACGGTACATCTGCTGGAACATGGTCAGCGGGTGACATTGTCGAACTGCGTATGACTGCTGCACTGCTCACTGATGTGATCGATGCGGCAACGGTTGATGGCGTAAAATCGAACTTCCAGTACACGCCTACGGCTGGTCAGACTGTGTTTAGTGGTGCGGATAACTCAAGCAACACGCTAGTGATTAATCAGAGTGGTCTGGTCAATACCTATATGAACGGTGTTCGCCTTGTACAAGGTACTGACTATACGGTTAGTGCAGCCAACAACACGATCACGCTGACCACTGGCGCTACTACGTCCGACATCATCGACATTGAGGTCTACGGAAACTTCACTGGGCAGTCGGGCGCAGCGGTAGCCATAACCGGCGGGTCGATTACAGGCACCGCGATCACTGCGACCACTCTTGGCGCTTCGGGTACAGCGACTCTCAATACGTTTGTCAGCAACAACAGCACCATCTCTGGCGGCACGATCAACAATGTCGCGATAGGTGGTACGACTCAAGCTGCTGGATCGTTTTCTGATCTGACAGCTACTACTTCTCTGCAAGTGCCCAGCGGTACGACAGCCCAGCGACCAAGCAGTCCAGCCGCCGGATCGTTTAGATACAACACAACGAGTAGCCAGTTTGAGGGCTACTCAAGCTCTTGGGGCGCGATCAGCGGCGGAGGTGGCGGGGGCGGTGCAACATCAGCGTTCAGCGTAGACTCTTATACCGCCAACGGATCAACTACTGCATTTGCTATCAGCCAGAGCGTTAGCTCTGAGAACAACCTGATCGTTTTCATCGAAGGCATATTCCAGCAACAAGACGCTTACGTCTTGTCTGGCAACACACTTACCTTTGTGTCGGCACCAGCTAACGGCAACAAGATTTTAATTTACTCGATTGCCGCAGCGGTATCTGGCAGCAATCTCAACCTCGACAGCATGACCGGCGACGGCAGCGACACCACACTGGCGCTGTCCATCGCGCCGATAAATGAGAATAATTGTTTTGTCACGATTGACGGCGTTTATCAGTCCAAATCCAACTACTCCGTATCCGGCTCGACGCTGACTTTCTCCACTGCGCCACCGGCAGGCAGCGCGGTTGAGGTTATGACTTTGACGCAGACAGACATCAATGTGCCCGTCGATAACACTATCACCAGCGCAAAACTGTCAGGTGATTTAACGACGCCGGGAGCTTTGGCTGTGACTGGCGCACTGACTAGCCCTTCTGCGACTTTTACAAGCAACGTCGGGATTGATGGACAAACCTCCCCTAACGCTGATTTGCACATCGGCACCGCAAGCGCAGTTGGTGATGCAACGAACCCAGCTTTGCAATTTGGCGGCTCAACTACCTATCGTCTTGGTATGTACACCGACGCAGAAGGCGGTTACATCGAAAACAAAAACGGCGACGACGGTTTAATTTTCAGAGTTAAGACCGTTGGCGAAGCCATGAGGGTTGATGGCGGCACAGGCAACGTCGGCATCGGCTTGGTTCCAACCAGTAAGTTCCACGTCAAGGGTGGCGCAGACACAATCGCCAGAATTGAGCCTTCTAGCAACACCGGCAAGGCAACTTTGTTAGTCAGTTCGTCAGGCTCTGGAGATGGCGGCGTCCAATACAACGCCAGCAACAACATTATGTCCCTGTTTGCTTACGGGGGCATGAGGTTTCACGTCGGCACCGGCAACATCAGTGGCGGATATCCTGCAAATGAAGCCATGCGCATCACAGCCGCAGGCGAATTTTGTGTCGGGGGTGTGATTAACGGGGGATTAACCGATAACGGTTTTTTTGTCGGCGGTACTGACGGCATTAATGTGTATTCCGTCAACTCCAGTACAAATTCAAGCACCTACCATGTTTATGATAATGGCGGGGGGGCTTACAAATTCTATGTTACTTACTCCGGCACGATCAAAGCGGTGAACACCACAGTCTCTGGCATCTCTGATATTCGTTGGAAAGAAAACATACGCGACCTAGACGATGGTTTGTCAAAAGTTATGCAGTTGCAGCCTCGCAAGTTCGATTGGAAGAAAGGCAAGGGTAAAGACGTTACAAATGACCGTGGTTTTATTGCTCAAGAGTTTGAAGCAGTCTTTCCAGATTTAATAGACGAGTGGATAGACCCTGCTCCAGAAGGCGAAGAACCGTACAAAGCTGTCAGGGCTGACCTCATACCAACGCTTGTCAAAGCGATCCAAGAGCAACAAGCCACCATTGAATCACAGGCAACTGCAATAACAGACCTGACTACAAGACTAACTGCACTGGAGAACAACTAATGGCACTCACCAAAGTCAGCCGTGGTCTCCTAAGCACCGGCATTGTAGACAACTCCAACGCTACGGCGATCACACTAAACGCTGACGAGTCGGCTACGTTTGCCGCACCGCTTCAACTAACGGCTGGCGCACTTGCTGCGGCGGGTAACGCTGGTTTGAGTCATCGCTCAGCAGACAACAAAGTATATTTGCAGGCTGGCACTGGCGGCTTCAACGTCTTGGATGATCAGCAGAACACTCATTTGGCTATAGATTCCGCCGGAGTTAGTTCTTTTCACAACAACGTCGGCATCGGTACCAGCCCAAGCAGCGAATTGCATGTTAAGGGCACAAATGAGACTCAAATCTATATAGAAGCCGCTGCCGGCAGCAATTCGGGTATCCGTTTGTTAGAAAACGGGACTAGCAAATGGACGATTGGTAATGACCAAAGCAACGATGGGTTGTTTTTCTACGACTTTACGGCTTCAAGCGAAGCGATGCGCATTACGGGAGCAGGCAACGTCGGCATCGGAGTTTCGTCACCCCAGCGCGTCCTCACGCTAGGCAAAGGCGACAGCTCTGGCGTCCAAACTCAATACACGAACAGTACGACTGGAACCGGATTGGGTGATGGGTTTACTGTCGGCATAGACAGTTCAGAAAACGCAGAGTTGTGGAATTATTCAACCACTCCCATGCTTTTTGCAACCAACGGCACAGAACGCGCACGAATAACAGGCTCAGACGGTCATTTTTTGGTGGGTAATACCGTCACGAACCCAGCAAGCGGATTTAACAACCAAAAAGGTTTCGCATACGCAGCAAGCACAGGTCAAGTGCAGATCGCTACAAACGTCGCTGGGGCCGCCATGGAAATTGGTCTTAACCATGCCTCTGACGGAGCAATCTTAATATTTAGAAAGCAAAGCACCCTCATAGGGCAGCTTGGCTCAATCAACGGCAGTCTCTTTATCGCATCACCCTACGCCAACGATTCTGGTCTGAAGTTTGGAGATCGCGCAATAACCCCATGCACCACGGCTGGCGGTACTCGCGATGATGCAATAAATCTTGGTAGTTCAGGATCTCGTTTTGACACGATTTTCGCCAAGGCCGGATCAATCAACACCTCTGACCGTAATGAAAAGCAGGATATTGAGCTGCTTTCAGATGCAGAGCAGCGTGTCGCTGTAGCGGCTAAAGGTTTACTAAGAAAGTATCGCTGGAAGTCTTCCGTAGCAGAAAAAGGCGACGAAAGTGCCCGCATTCACTTTGGGATTATCGCTCAGGATCTACAGGCAGCTTTTGAGGCTGAAGGTTTAGACGCTGCGCGATACGGCATGTGGTGTTCTGACACATGGACTGACGACGATGGCATTGAGCAGACACGACTTGGTGTGCGCTACTCGGAACTTCTCGCTTTTATAATTTCGGCAATTTAGGAGAACAACTAATGAGTAAAGCTAGGGAGCTTGCAGAACTTAGTCGTACAGTTAGTGACTCCGCTGACGCCGTTGCCATAACCATTGACTCCAGTGAAGACGTAAGTTTTTCTGAGGACATCAAGCTAGGAGACGGTAAGAAGGCTATTTTTGGCGCTTCATCGGATCTAAGTATATACCATGACGGCTCTGCCAGTTTTATCTCCGATCAAGGTACTGGGCATTTAAAGATTCTGGCTGGTGATTTTCGTGTGAACAATGCTGCCGATAACGCTCAGTTCATATCTGCCGTAAACGGCGCAGAAGTAAATTTGTACCACAACAATGCGCTCAAACTTGCCACAACCTCCACAGGCATCACAGTGGGTAATGGTAGTGGCTCACAACAAATCTATGTCGATGCCGGTGCCGGTTGGGCAGACCTAAAATTGAATTCTGATGCTACTAACGGCGGCAGCATCTACTTCAA